ATTTCCTAATGAACCTTACGAAGTTGGTTTTCAATATGGTGCTACAGATGTAGATACAATATCAGGTACTGTGTACTACGATAATGGTGCATCTGAAACATTTACATTAGACCAACACACAGATTACACAACAGTTATGTCTAAGTCCTGGACAGTTGCAGAAGGTTTAGATACTTTTATTACAGAGATAGTTATTGATGGATTAACTGGAGAAAATCCTGACTGGTATCTTATAGATAATATATACTATAAGTATGATAATGTACCTACTACAACGACATCTAGTTCGACAACAAGCTCTACCACATCATCAACGACTACTACCACGACTACGACTACATTACCTAAAGCCAAAGATGTTGTCGAAGATAATATTACTACCTATCTTGCTTGGGATAAAGATGGTTGTGAACACCCTAATAACCCACTTTCGTACAAACAATACCTCGAAGCAGTAGAAAGTGGCGATTGGTTCGGCTATCAACCTGGCGATTGTTCTGGACCAACAGAAGAAGAACTTGCTGAAATCAAAGCAGAAGAAGAGCGTATCGCTGAGGAAGAGCGTTTAGCAGAAGAGAAGCGTTTAGAGGAAGAACGCCTAGCTGAAGAAGAACGATTAGCTGAGGAGAAGCGTTTAGAAGAAGAGCGTATTGCTGAAGAATTAAAAGCACAGGAAGAAGCTGAAGCTAAAGCTGAATTAGAAAAACTTGATGTAGATTTACCTGAAGAAGAAATAGAAGAGTTTGTAAAGATAGTTAAAGAGGTAGAAGAATTTGTAGAATCTATTGTTATAGAAGAGGAAATAATAGAATTACCTGAAGAAATTATAATAGTTATAGAGGAAGAAGAGGTTTTAAAAGATGACATTGTTATTGTGGTGGAAGATGAAGAAGTGGTCGAGGAAGTTTTGGATGAGCCAATACAGGAAGATGTTGAGGAGAAACCTGCAGAAGAACTTTCTGAAGAAGAAGTCGTTGAAGCAGTATCTGAAGTTGAAGAAATCGTTGAGGAAATTATCGTTGAAGAAGCTACCACAGAAGAAGTTATAGAAGTTATAGAACAAGTTAATGATGTTGGTGTACAAAACCTAGACAAAGCAACAGAAGAAGTACAAGAGATAGTACAAGCAGTAGTAGAGGAAGCTATTGCAGATGTAGAAGAACTTACAGAGGAACAAGTAGAGGTTGTTGCTGAAGTATTGCAGGTAGAAGCAGAGGATGTTGAGATTATTGCAGAAGCTGTAAAGGATGATGAGGTAATTGCAGAAGCAGTAGAAGAATATGTAGAGAGAGCTGTAGAGAATGCAGATGTAGAGAACTACACCCTTGCTGATGTTGTTACAGAGGTACAGTACGAAGCATTTATTGAAAATCCAATAGAAGTTTTTGTTGATGTAGATTTTGAAGGTATAACTTTAGATAATATAGGAGATGATATGACACAGGACCAAAAAGAAAAAGCACAAGAAGTGGTAGTGCCAGTTATTTTGACTAGAATAGTCAGTATCGCAGCTTTTGTGATGAGGAAAACAATATGATAAAAAAAATATGGAATTGGTTTATAGAAATAGTTAAGGAAACATTGAATTTATCCTGGACCTTAGTAGGTTTAGTTATTGCTACACTTACATTAACTGGTTCAGCACAACAAATTACAGGGTTAGCCACTATAATTACATTAGGAATATGGTTACTAACGATAGGATTTAGAAAATGATATGTGGATTATGTTCAGGTAGCTGTGCTACTTGTCCATTAGGAGGAGGACTAGGAAATGAAACTACAAGTAATTAGAACACAATTTGGTAAAGATGCAACAAATGGTATGTTGTTTATTGATGGTTTGTTTGAGTGTTATACATTAGAGGACCAATATCAAGCAGTAAAAGTTATGCACGAAACCTGCATACCTGAAGGTAAATACGATATAAAGTTTAGAACTGTTGGTGGATTCCACGATAAATATAAAAAGAGATATGGTAATGCACACTATGGTATGTTGCATTTACAAGATGTACCTAACTTTACTTACATACTTATACACGCAGGTAATACAGATGAACATACATCAGGTTGTTTAATTGTTGGTGAATCACAACAAGATTTAGACATAAGTGATGATGGGTTTATCGGACATTCAGGCAAAGCGTACTCAAAACTTTATGACAAGGTGGCAAAACAATTATTACAAGGAAATAAAGTAAGTATTGAGTACACAACTATAACAAATTTGTTAGAAAAACCATTATCAAACGCATCTACAGATGATGTAGTTTTGACTAGAACAGTTATGGACAAAATACAAGAACTAAAAGAAGATATTTCTGAAGTAAATGGCGGTGTCATACAAACACAAGCTATGCTTAGAGGTAGAATTATAAGATAATGTTTGAAAGATTTAAAAGAGCAAGAAACCAGGATGGTACATTTAAGAAGGATGTATGGTGGACACCTTGGTCCGATTCATGGGAGTATAAAATGAGTGATGACCTTAAAGATATGATTGAGCGAACTGCTTGGACATTCGTAGAGGCGTTTATTGGTGCATTAACAGTTGCACCTCTTGTTGGTGTAGAAGCTGAAACTTTACAGTTAGCTGCATTAGCAGGTGGTGGTGCTGCACTAGCAGTAATCAAGACATACGCTAAAAAACAAATTACAAAGTAAAAAACTATCACACTGGTCCTGTATAATTTAAGTACAGGGCAAAGGAGGTAAATATGCCTAAAGTACCAGAAGAATGGGGTAATAATTTCTATAAGTCAGGGTGGCAACCAGGACTAGAAGTTAATGAACAAACAGGGTTAGGTGAAATAACTCATGTTGGAACAGACCCAGATTATAGAAACAAGTTTGATTCTATATTATTAGAGTGGGGTTTTGACCCTAAACATTATGAAATAGAGGGTTCAGTTCGTGCATCCTCGTGGAATGTACAGTTAAAAGGTGGCAGAACAGAAACCTTTTACGCATTTAAAGGTATTGTTAAGAAGAAACGACCAGGACATGACAAATATTTTCAGGCGTTATTTAAACAAGCAGGTCGCAAACCACCTCTTAAATTAAAAACACATGGAGGTGACACTGCTTTTTTGTTTTTTATGGCTGACTGGCAGTTAGGCAAAAAAGATTATGGCGTTGAGAATACCATTAAACGCTACGATATAGCCCTACAAGATGCAGTAAATAGAATTAAGGAACTGCGTAAGATAGGTGTCCAGATAGATGAAATATACATGATTGGACTAGGTGACCTTACAGAAAACTGTTCGCCAAATGGTTATTACGATTCAATGGCTTTCTCTGTAGAGTTGTCATTGATTGAGCAATACGCACTAGCTAGGTCTATGATAATGAAAACTATAGATACTTTCCTACCTCATGCAGATAAGTTATTTTTAGCAGGAGCACCAGGTAATCATGGTGAAATGACTAGGTCAAGTAAAGGTCAAGTATCTACTACAAGATTAGATAACTCTGACACAATGCACTTGCAGATATGTCAAGAGATTATGAAAGCTAATCCTGAACGCTATAAAAAGGTTAAAGTAGAAGTTCCTGAAGGTTTCCATCAAGTTATGGACATCAAAGGTATAACTTGTGGTTGGACACATGGACACATGACTTCAGGTGGAGGCAGCAATCCTGAAACTAAGATAGAAAACTGGTGGAAAGGTCAGATGTATGGCTTTCTTCCTGCAGGTGAATGTCAAATCTTAATCACAGGTCACTATCATCACTTTCGTAGTAAGCAACAGGGTGACAGAACTTGGTTTCAATCACCTAGCTTAGATAAGTCCATAGACTTTACTGCTAGAAGTGGTATGTGGTCGCACCCTGGTGTACTTACATTTACTGTTAATGAAAAAGGTTGGGATAACCTTAAAATATTATGAAGGTAAAACTTTATAAGGTTTTTTGTGACCTTTGAAATCTAGTTCAGGATAATATTTAGTTTCAAATCTTGGGTCTTTCCATATATTTGCAAGATTTTCTGCTGAATAATATTTTGGTGCAGCATTTGAATTACTAAAATACATAATACCAACCTTAACTTGTTTGTATTTACATCCCTTCCAGTGCATCTCCATTAGTTTATGGAAGTCACTTGCTTTTAATTTAAGTGTGCCTTTAACCTCTATAAACCATATATAACCATGCTCTACAACAATGTAATCAGGTAGTAATAATATTTCTGTAGCATACCAAAACAAATCAAGTTTGTTTTTTTTAGGGTCTGTTCCTATGCGTAAGTAATCTTTATACTCTTTATATCCTTTAGATTGCAGATACTGTTGCATAGCTTCATCCGCCATGTCATCACCGCTATTCCTAGATTCATAAGAATCTTTATATGTGTTAGACATTAGAAGGGTTTGCCTTCAGGTGCTTCACCACTAAAAGCATCTTTTAACATTGATGCTAAATTTTGTACTGTTCTTTTACGCTGCTCTTCTAATTCAACTATTAATAATTCTAAAGTAGGCAGTGTCACTTGCTCTTTATATTTTTTTTGTGTATTTACAAATGTTATATCAACATTATATAAATCTCCCCATGACAAATAGATAATCCCATCTGCGTTAGGAAGCATAAATTCTATACCACCTCTTTCCTTATCAAGTTGTTTTATAACCCAATCTTTATGGTCAATATCTTTTGTAATAAATATATCTATTACACCACGATAACCATAACTAGAAGGGGATTTCTTCTTGTTCTCCTCCCTGTTCTCCTGGTTTAAGGAGTGCGTGACACTCTCTGTATTCCCACTTGTATGGGTTTCCTTCTTCTGTTTGTTTGTATCTTTTACCACAA